CATCAACCTTTTCTCCAACAGATTTACCACGAATATTTAAGAACAAATATTCAATATCAAAGGTAGGTAAAGTCTCAACCTTAATATCTTTTGTATGAATACAATTCTTGATGACTGTTTTGATTGCTGTTGTAATTTGCTTTGTATCTTCACTCTCTAGTGCGATCACTAAAAGTTTTTCTTCTTTTACTAAAAATGGACGGTATTTGATTGTTTGATCTGTGGACGGCAACTCAAGTTCATAAGTTGGTGTAGAAATCTTTGGTAAAGGCATAATGTCCTATAATAATTTCAGGTATGATTATTTATTATCCAATATCTCGATTAATTTGAGCAAGTTCTGCTGGTCCTCCTGAACCAGTAAATCTTGATTGACCAGGAACGAATGTTGTAAATGATGGTATATTTGAATTTGTTCCAAATTGTCCAGGGAGAAATGTTGCAGGTGATTCTATTCCAGTTTTATCTACACCAAATTGCCCAAAATTAGGATTTGTAAATGGGCCATCTACTGCACCATTTGAAGATCTGGTTCCAGAATCTGATGCAGAATCAGAAGATTCAGATGATCCAACTGGGTTAATATAATATCTAACATATGAAAAAGCAACCGAACATTTTAATAATGATGCAGTATCATATGAAACAGACATTGAATTGATTGCAATTGGAAAGGCATCTACAAAAAGATATTGCAATTTTGCTGCTTTTTTTCCTTTAGAATTTCCTACAGTGCTTTTTTCAAATTTTGTTACCTCAAGTCCACTATTAGCAATGTAACTATTTGGATAGTTCATTCTATAAAAATAATTATCTTGCTTAACATTATTATTTGCTGGGCTTAGTTGCTCTCCTACAATATACTTTATCCAAGTTTCAAAAAATCTAATCGGAAGATAATTATCAGCATCAACATAAAAAGACAAATCAATTCTATCATCAAATTGTCTTCTATATGCGTGTTTGTGAGTAGAACCGTGATAGTCTCCGGTGATGCTATGAGTTGCTAATTGAGATCCGGGAAGTATTGCTTCACAACAAAGAAGTTCTAATTTTTCTTTATTGCCGATAAAGTTTGGAATACCGTTAGATGCAAGATATCTATCAAATCCTCCCGGAGAATCACCACCTGGAGGTTTTGGAATAGATACGACAAAATGAGATGTTGTTGCAGGATGTAGAAGTTTGCTCTTTATTTCATCTACATTTACAACTCTTGGAGATGCCATCTATAAATACTTGTACTTATATATTATGTAGTTAGGAAATGTCAAGAGACGGAAAATACCATCAGGGTAGGTTTCACCCTCAAAATCCGCAGAAATATAAAGGAGACGTAAATAACATCATATACAGAAGTTCCTGGGAACTCAAATTTATGCAGTGGTGTGATAGAAATGAAAATATTATGGAGTATGGTTCAGAAGAGTTTTGGATTCCTTATGTTTCTCCGGTAGATAATCGTGTTCATAGATACTTTCCAGATTTTATTATCAAAGTTAAAGAAAATAATGAAGAGATTAAGACTTATGTGATAGAAGTGAAACCAAAGAGGCAAACAGTACCACCTAAACAAAAATCAAGAGTGACTAAATCATATCTTTATGAGGTTCAGACATACGCAGTCAATCAATCAAAATGGAATGCCGCAGATGAATGGTGTAAAGATCGTAGATTGGAGTTTAAGGTAATAACCGAAACTGAACTTGGGTTGAAGTAATGGCAGAAGGTTTCGGTCAATATGTGGGGAAGATTCCTCCCAGAATGGCAGAATTGAGAAAAAAAATCAAGGAATCTGGTAGTAATGATCCAGAAGACCTGATGATGGTAATTATGGAAGTTTTAAAAGAAGAAGTATTATATCCGGAACCAGGAAAATTTTATACATTTGTTTATAGAGCTAAAACTCCAGAAATACAATATGATCAACATCCACTGATTGCCTGTACTTCACTGGAAAAATGGGGGTTTAGAGGAATGAACTTTCATTGGAGAAAATCAAGGCAGTATACCTGGGAAGAAGTTGTAGGAAAACTTTATGTGATTAAATATGATGAGTTAGATGAGATGCTCTCTATACCTTATGCAAAATTCCGTCTAAATAAGTAAAACTCTCTGTGTCTAATGGCATCAGTTACATCTCCTCAGGCAAAACCAAATGTTGGGACTACTCCAACCACAATACAATCCAAAGTTACGGAGATTGGAAAAAGCACTGATGGAAACAGGCAATTTAACACAGAGATACAAAAAGTAGAAGGTGGTACAACAACGACTATAGGAAATATAGATGCTGCTGGAAATGTGACTTCAGCAGCATCTGCAAATGCTGCTGAAAAAACAGCACTTGCAGATATAAATAGTCCCTTGAGAAAAGAAGTAACAAAACAAATAACAGATTCTAAAGTAGTAAAAGACTTGGGAGTAACTACGGACCAAGATAAAAAAGCACTGAATGCTGCAACTGGATCTGGTGCCGCAAAAAATGGGGGTACGACACCACCACCAGATCCAACAGGAGCAGCTGCAATAGCAGCAGAAAATAAATTTAAAACAGGAACAAGACTTTCATATAGTCAGGATATGAGATATCCCCTAAATATGAGAGTAGAATCCCAAGATGTAATTAAGTTTTCAATTTTAGAATACTCACCATCACTTGCAAAAGGAAAACAAAGTTCTAGTCAATTTGGAACTACACAGAGTAGAGTGGTGGAACTTGATGGTGGTAATCCTATAATAAAAGGATCTAAAAGAATAGGAATAATCACTTTACCAATTCCTGCAGGAATTAATGATAGCAATACTGTTGGTTGGACAGATGACAAACTAAATATGTTACAAGCAGCTAGCGCTGATCTTGCTCAAGGATTTCTTACTGGTGGAGTAGAGGGTGCTGAAGAGTCTTTTGATAAAACAGGTAAAAAGTTGAAAAAGACAACCCAGTCTGGAGAAGCACAAAGTGGACTTACTGCATTATTTACCGGAGCTGCATTAAATAATGCATCTATTGCTCAAAGAACACTAGGAATTGTTGGAAACAATAATACAGAACTTCTCTTTAGTGGACCAAGTTTAAGATCCCATTCATTTTCTTTTTCATTTTATCCAAGATCACCAGAAGAATCAGTAATGGTGCGAAAAATCATTCGTGCATTTAAACAATCAATGTCAGTAAAACGAAGTGAGACTTCTTTATTTTTAAAAGCACCACATACTTTTGCGATTCAATATATGACTTCAAAAGGAGGAAAAAGCGTAACACACCCATACTTAACAAGATTTAAAGAATGTGCTTTACAATCTTGTAATGTTGATTATACTCCTGACGGAACATATATGACTTATGCGGGAGAGGAAAAATCAATGACTGCATATAGAATTGGATTAACATTTCAAGAACTTGAACCAATCTTTGATGATGAGTATGGTGAAAAAGATGACAACGTAGGTTTTTAAAATGGCATCTTATTTTAAACAAGTTCCAGATTTTGAGTATGTAAGTCGGATTGCAGGATCCAAAAACATATCAGATTATATTGTAGTAAAAAATCTTTTTAAAAAAGGAAAAATAAGAGACGATATTTTTCAGGAACTTGCATTTTTTGAAAAATATAAAATTTCTGGTAATGATAGACCAGATAATGTTGCTTTTGAAGTTTATAGAGATTCAAACTTAGATTGGGTGATTCTTTTAGCAAATAATATTCTCAACATTCAATCAGAATGGCCTCTTCTACAGGATGATTTAGACAGACATTTAGTCAATAAATATGGAGATTATAATACTCTTTATAATGGTATTCATCATTATGAGACTTCTGAAATTAAAAATAGTCAGGGAGTTACGATTGTTCCTTCTGGTCTTGAGGTAGGTTCTCCATATACAGTAAGTTATTATGATTATCTTACAAGTCTGCAGGTAGATACAGGAAACATAGCAGTTCCAGTGACAAATTATGATTATGAAATCAAACTAGAAGATGCAAAGAGAAATATTTTCTTACTTAAAAAAGAATATCTCGGCATTATTACAAATGATATGTCCGAGATTATGGAATATAGAGAAGGTGACACTCAGTATGTGAGCAGCACCTTAAAAAGAGGGGATAATATCAAACTTTACAATTGATTTTATTCTGCTAATTTCTGAAAATATTAAAGGGCATCGTCTTCATCTTCATTTGAAGAACTGAAAGAATTGAATGTTTCTTTGGTTCCATTAGATTCAGGAGTATATGATCCACGATCATTATCCTCATCCTCAACTTCCTCATCCATACGACGATTTGTTGGTTTCTGTCCCAATACCATTTTCAGACGTTTTTCAAGTTCTTCATAGGACTTGAATTGATCTGGTGCGGTGACTGCTGCCAGAGAATACTCTTTCTTCCAGAGTGCTTCCATCGCATCATCATCACTCAATAAAGGTTCAGATGGTCCGAACTCGGACTTATCATAATTCCAATAACCATCCTTCTTAACGATCTTCAGTTTGAAGTTTGCTCCTTGCCATAGATCAAAAGGATTGATTGGTGATTCGTCCTCAAATTCTGGTTGCATTGCTTCCATAATCTTATCAAAGATTTTCTTTCCATACTTAAACAGAAATACTTTACCTTCATTCTGAGGATTTGTGGGATCCTTTACGACATATATGTTAGAGTAATATGACAACTTACGTTTTTGCTTACGAACAGTTTCCTTATTTGCTTCGGTTCCTGTATTCCACAGATCTCGGTTGTGTTCTCCGAGAGGATCTTTACCACCAATAGTCGTCAGTGAGTTTTCAATATACCATCCACCAGGTCCTTGAAATGCGTGTGAATACATCTTTGCCCAGGGAAGTTCTTCACCATCAGGAGCAGGTAGAAAACGAATCACTGCGAAACCATTACCAGTTTTATCAACTTCGGGTTTCCAGAGACGTTCATCGGCACCACTAGAAGTAGTACTCATCTTCTCAACTTCTTTAACTAGTTTTTGTGTTAAAGAACCAAGTTTAGATTGCTTTTTTAAATTTTCGAATGACATTCGATTTTTCCTCGTATTTGTGAGATTTGGCTTTTGTGACTTTGCTTAGGGATCATCCAGCCCAATATATTCTACAGATCTGAACCAGTTCTGTCAATCTGATCTTTCATTTTATCAAGCATTTTTGCAAGATTTCCAAAAATCACATTCATATCCACACCAGAAGGAAGTCCCATTGCCGATGCGGATTCGGAGATTTTTTCTTTCATTTCTTTTGCCTCTGGGGCATCAGATAAACTTAAACGAGTATAGATTGTTCTTTGCTTATCTAAAAGTTTTTCAAGAAGATTTACGTGAGATATTTTTTCTTCACGATCCATCAAATGAAACTTAAAGACATTATTATAAACACTTTGTTGAAGTTCTGCAATTTCTGCCATTTCAGAACGAACAATATCAGACTTAAAAAAATTCATTTTCCTCCAAAAACAATATCTTTCAAAATTTTCTTGTAATGAGACACATCTATATGTAGGAATGGAGAGTATTTTCTGATTCTCCGACTTACAGTTTCCCATACAGGATCTTTAAGTTTCTTATCAAAGTCATTCCCGTACAGGAATATTCTATCACAGATTACCATAGTTTCAAGGCTTATTTTCCCGCTCAGGAACTTTTTGAGAAGAGGTGGATGCCCCTTGGAACACTCAAATACTTTCTTAAAATTATGCTCGGCAAATAAAC